GCAACTGTAACTTTAACAGGAGTTCGCTCGACATTTGATGTCGGAGATGTTACAATAGAATCTAAATACGACGTAACTGGTGTCAGAGCCACGTTCGCGCAAGGATCTGTTACAGTAGTAGGTTCAGCTACAGTGACATTAGCAGGAGTAAGGGCTACCTTTGAAGTAGGAACGCCTAAATTTACAATATGGAACGGTGTGGATGACTCTAACACAGACATCTGGACAGTGGTACCAACAGGTTAAGGAAAAAAATGGCAGACTCAAATATAATTAAAATAAATCTTCAGACTACTGGGTCTAACTCTGGTACTTGGGGTACAATAACAAACGAAAACTTAGAGAAAGTAGAAGAAACATTAAAAGGATTTATCGCAGTTCCTATTACAGGCGCGACAACTACTTTATCTAACCCTAGTGGGGGTAATGGATTAGCTTCTCAAACATCTAAAATTACTCTTAAACTTACAGGTACATTAGGTGCAACGACTAGTGTTGAAACTGCTGCAAGTGTTGATAACTTTTATTTGGTAGAAGATACTACAACAAGAGCCGGTAACGCATTATTATTTGGACCAGCTGGCGGAACTAAAGTAACATTGATAGAAGGTGCAAAACATCTTATCTTTGTTGATGGTGGAACTAACACAGCCTTTGATGTCTTTAGCGACATGGGTAATGTAAAAGCTAATGGTACATTAGAAGCAATAGGAAATGTCACACTTAATGGAGGCACTCTTACTTTTAATGCAGCAGGTGCTGACAAAGATGCAACTTTTTCTGGTGTAACAGAAGCTAATTTATTTAAAGTAGATGCCAGTACAGACCGTGTAGGTATTGCAACGAACTCACCCGCTACAACTTTAGATGTAGCAGGCACGTTTAAAGCAACGGGTGCAATAACATTAGCTGGTATCACAACGACAGCGGCTCTTAATGTAACAGATGCTGATTTTGTTTTTAATGATAATGGCGGATCACATGATGCAAGATTTGAAGGGGATAATGATACAGCTTTATTAATGATAGATGGTAGTGCAGACTTAGTAGCTATTGGATCGGCAACGCCTTCTAATGGTAAATTAGAAGTTAATCAAAATAGTGCTACCGGTAATATTTCTTGTTTAAATTTAGATCAAGATGATGTTGATAAAGATTTTATTTATTTTGAAGGAACGTCTGCTGGAGATAGTTCAAGAAGTTTATCTTCTGCTACAACTACAGGCGCTAATAAAGTAGGAGCAATACGCGTAAGTATCAACGGCACTGATCGTTGGATTAGATTTTACGACACAGCAGTATAAGGTTTAAATGGCTCTTGTAAAAGTACCAATAGCACCAGGAATAGACCAACAAGACACCGAGTATGGTGCTGAAGGTAAATGGTTCTTTGGTAAAAATGTTAGATTTAGATATGGTCTTCCAGAAAAAATAGGAGGTTTTACTACAGTTACAACAGAAACTTTAATAGGTGCAGCACGTGGTATTGTCGATTGGTCTGACCTTAGAGGTGAACAATACTTAGCAACAGGAACTAATAAAAAATTATACGTTTATCAAAATGATGCTTGGTATGATATTACACCAACACGCGCAACAGCAGCGGGTAACATTACAGGATTTATAACTGTAAATAATTCTCCTACAGTGACAGTAACAGACGCAGCACACGGAGCCATAGAAGGAGACTTTGTAACCATAACAAGTGTTAGTGGTGCAGTAAATGGTATACCAGCAGCTACATTACAAAATAAACAATACGAAATAATAGAAGTTGTATCTACATCACAATATAAAATTACAGCTACTGCTGATGCAACGAGTACAGGTGCCTCTGCAGAAACAGCAACAGCATCATATGAAATTAATACTAACCCTGTTATATCTATAGCCGGTTATGGTTGGGGTGCAGGTACTTGGGGATTATCTACATGGAACACGACTAGAGCTGGTATTGCAGCACCTAACACAGTACAATTAGATTCAGGTAAATGGTCTTTGGACACCTGGGGTGAAGATTTATTAGCATGTCAGTTTAACGGCTCACTATATTACTGGGACACATCAGCTAGTTCAGGTACACCTGTTGCAGCTGCAATTATTTCTAATGCCCCAACTCAAAATAGATTTGTTTTAGTTTCTGGTACAGATAGACATGTTATATGTTTTGGAACACAACTTATAGGTACAACTACACAAGACGATATGTTTATACGTTGGTCTGATCAAGAAGACGAAAATGATTGGACACCTACATCTACTAATACTTCGGGCTCACAACGATTAACAGATGGTAGTAAATTAATCACTGCTAAAAGATCACGTGGTGCTATACTTGTATGGACAGATACAGCTTTGTATCAAATGCAATTAGTAGGTGCACCTTTTACATTTGGTTTTTCTCAATTAGGCTCTGCATGTGGTGCTATAGGATTACACTCAGCAGTAGAACAGAACGGGAACGCTTTTTGGATGGGTAAAGATTCTTTTTTCGTGTTTGATGGTGCCGTTAAAAAAATACCTTGCAGCGTGGAGGATTATGTATTTACAAATATAGATCAAGCATCACAAAAAGATACGTTTGCTTGTCTTAACAGTGAATTTAATGAAGTAACATGGTTCTATCCTTCTAGTGGATCACCTCAAATAGATAGATATGTTACTTATAATTATGAAGAAAAAACTTGGTCCATAGGAGAATTAGCTAGAACTTCATGGGTTGATAAAGGTGTATATGATTTTCCTTATGCATTAGATTTTGATCCTAACAGCTCAACAACACCAGTTGCCCCATTGTCTCCGGCTACAGAAATATCTGGTGTCACTAACGGACGTGCATTAATGTATGCACAAGAATTTGGAACAGATGCAAACGGTGTAGCTTTAGAATCAGAATTAAATTCTGGTGCTTTTGTTATTCCACAGGCAGGTGAAAATTTACTATCAGTTAAAAGATTTATACCTGATTTTAAAGTTATCACAGGAAATGTAGGTGTTGATTTAATTTTTAGATTATATCCTACATCAACTGCTACTACTATTGCACATACAGTTACATCCACTACAGAAAAAGTAGACACACGCGCACGTGGACGTCAAGCACAAATTAGTATAAAGACTACAGAGTTAGGTTCTAATTGGCGTTATGGAACATACAGAGCTGATGTACAACCAGATGGAATGCGATAATGGCACAAATAATTTTACCAAGAACACCACAGGGAACTCCAGAATATGATAAGGTACAAATAGATAAGCTAGTTGCTAACTTAGATCAATTAATTTTATTGCTTAATAGTACTTACACACCGGAAACGTTGCGTAATGATGATGAAGCGTTTGCGTGGTTTAATGGGTAACGTATATACAAATTACAAAGTAGATTTAGCTACAAATACTAACCCTGTGGTACTGTATACAGTGCCAGATAAGGTACAGGCTGTAATCAAATCTATAAGAGTTAGTGACGACTCAAGTGCTGGTAGTACTATTACTATAACTATTACAGATGCAGCAAGTGCAGTGTTTAGTTTAGGTAAAGATATAGTGGTAGGAGCCGTGGTTCCTGTAGAATTACTAACTGAACCCTTAATAGCTAAGCAAGGAGAGATAATTACGGTCACGCCAGGTAATGCAGATAGGCTACATGTAGTGCTTTCTGTGCTTGAAATTAATAATAATACTTGATATAAGGAGTAAACATGCCTATAAAAGATGATAGTGTAGTAAAATGGACTACGGTAAACGGGGAACAAGTACCTGAAATAGTGGTGCCAGCCGAAGTAACTATTACCAACACTAAAACAGGGAAACAATACGGGTCAGATAAAGAAGCTGACGATGATGTTAAAAACCCTGCAACCGAAACAGAGATACATCACATTAGACGTGATGTAAAAGTATCTGTAGCAATTCACGAAATAATTAAAAGTATAGCAGGGAGTTTATAAATGGTACATCCATTAATATTAGCCGCTTTAATAGGTGGAGGAACAGGAGGACTTTCAGCAGCAGCCAGAGGAACTGATCCTATGAAAGGGATTTTAACAGGCGCTGCAACGGGTGCAATAACAAGTGGTTTAGGAAGTATGTTAAGTGGAGGACAACTTGCAGCAGCAGAAGCAACGAAAGCAAAACTAGCAGAAGAAACTATTCGAAATAATGCAATTAAAAGTATGGGTGCAGGCAGTGCAGAAACAGCTAAACAAATGAGTGCACAACTTGCAAAAGGACAAGCATCAGCGGCTGCAAAAAAAGCTATGATACCTTCAAATTTTCAACAAGCAATGGATCCTTTTGCATTAGCTCAAAAAGAAAAAGTAGGGAGAATGGCTTATGCCACAACACCTGCAGCAGCAATGACGGGTGAGTTTTTATTTAATCCACCAGAGAAAGAAAAGAAAAAAGGTCCTCCTTTAAATATGTTTTATGGACGTAATCCAGGAAGATTTATGTTTGGTGAATGGGCAGACCCTTCTAAAATAGAAGAGATATATGAAGATAAAGAAAATCCTTATTACTATCCAGAGTACGCGGAAGGTGGAGCAGTAGAACAAGGTATGAATATGAATGCTATTGCACGATATGCAGCAGAGTATTTACAAGGAAATGGTGTGGAACCAACACCTGAAAATGTTCAAGAAATAATAGAACAAGTTATGGAACAACAACAATCAACTCAATACCAACCTATGGCAGGCCTTGGCGGACAACTTCAAGGTATGACCCAACAATACTCAAAACCTATGGGTTCAGAAATGATGGAAGAAACAGAAACAGTTCAAGGTATGAATCAAGGTGGTACACCTCGTAGATACTATCAAGAAGGTGGCCTTGGAGCATTGATGGGTGGCATGGGTGACATGATGCCTAGTGGTGATTTAGACATGCGACCAGGTGGAGAGCCAGTGGGCCCAGGAACCGGGACATCTGATGATATACCAGCCATGTTAAGTGATGGAGAGTTTGTTATGACAGCAGCAGCTGTTGAAGGAGCTGGTGGTGGCGATCGCGCTACAGGATCAGAACGTATGATGAACATGATGAAGAACTTTGAACAAGGTGGACAACCTTCCCCAGAGTCACAAGGACTTGGAGGAATGGAAGAAACAACGATGACTGAAATGATTGGACCGCAAGGAATGATGATGGAAGAAGATACAATGATGGAAGGTATGGCATGACAACATTTGCAGCAATAGGTAAAGCAATAGTAGCAGCTAAAAAAGTTGGAAAATCTTTAGACTCAGTTCCTTTAGGAAAGTTTGCACCTCACGTAGCAAGTAAAAGAAAAGTATTAGCTAAAGCTATTAAAAAAGCGCCTAAATCTAGAAGAAAAGCTATGGATAGACATCCAGAAAAATTTTCTATTTTCGATGTAAACACTAGAAAAATTTTAGGTCCTAGAGGAAATTATAAAAAAGGCGGAAAAACTAAAGGGAAAAAATAATGGTTCTTACATACAAAAGACCTAGTAAAAAAGATTTACCGGAAACAATTAAATTACTATTTAAGTTTCGGGATGATTACAGTGAACTTTTTCCTACACCAGATGTAGATAAAGTAACTGCGACTGTGCAACATCATTATGAAAAAGGATTTATTCATAATGTCTATAAAGATAATAAACTAATTGGAAGTATTGGTGCTGCTCCTTCAGAGTGGTGGTTTTCTCCTGAAAAGTTTATTTCTGAAACATGGTTTTATGTATTGCCAGAAGAGAGATCTTATGCAATAGCTAAGAAATTATTAGCGGAGTTAAAACAATACCGTGCAGGAAGTACAGTTCTCCTTCCTATTAGTACGGGTTTTGATAGACCGGCTTTATATGAAAAATTAAAGTTTAATAACATGGGAACAATTTGGAGATATAATTAAATGTGTTTTGGCGGTGGACCTAGTGTACCTGATACAACGACGCAAACCCAATATGTAAGGGAGGCGCCGGAGATAGAAGCTCGTAAGCTTGGGCTTATGGACACAGCTAGTCAACTAGCTGGAACAGCTTTACAATTACCTACTCAACAAGTTGCTGGATTTACTCCTAATCAACAACAAGCTTTTGGAGCTCAACAAAAAGGTT